GTCCGTCACTCGCGCGCCGATGGTGCCGCCGGTGTATAGCAGAGCGATTGGTTTCATGCGCAACTCCTCCCATTCGCCTTTATTGTACCGCATTCCAGCGAAGAAATCTTCCAAATTTTCGTTTTCTCCCAAATTTATTCATTTGACGTTCATAGAATCCGGTTATACTTTTAACACTATACCCCAGTATTGTAAATGGAGGCTTCTGCCCATGAGCGCGACAAAAGCGAAGAAAAAACTCCGCCGGCGGGTAATTGTCATTGTCGTCCTGGTGCTGCTGATCGGCGCCGCGGTGACGCTCTTCCTGCTGCGCCCCAAGGATGCCGCTTTTACCGAGGAAAAGGCGAAATCCGGGGATATCACCACCTATTACAGCTTCAGCGGCAACATCGAGGCCAAGGAACGCCAGTCCATCCTGGCGGATAAGGTCATGCAAATCAAAACCCTGAAGGTCAAGGAGGGCGACACCGTCAAGAAAGACGACGTTCTGGCCGAAACCACCATGGGGGAGAAGCTCCTGGCCAAAATTGACGGCGAAGTCACCAAGATCTATGTGGAGGAGAGTGCCCAGCTGATGGCCGGCGTCCAGGTGATGGATCTGGTCAACTACGACGATCTCCAGGTGACCATCAAGGTGGACGAGTACGATTTGAGCACCATCCAGGCGGGCAAGGCCGTCACCGCCACCATCAACGCCCTGGATAAGGACGTAAAGGGCACCGTCTCCAAGGTCTCCCGGGAGGCCGTGACCCTGAACGGCGTGTCCTATTTCACCGCATCGGTGGATTTGGAGAAGGACGCCTCCCTGCTCGTGGGCATGTCGGTGGAGGTCAAGCTCCTCAACCAGGAGGTCAAGGGGGTCACCACCCTGTCCATGAAGGCCCTCCAGTTCGATAACGAGAACAAGCCCTATGTCTACGTCAAAAACGCCGAGGGCAAAACCGAAACCAAAGCGGTGACCGTGGGCATCAACGACGGCATCACCGTGGAAATTAAAGACGGCGTGAAGGCCGGGGACACCGTGCTGCTGCCCAAGGCCGGCTTTTCCTTTCCCATGATGGGCCGCCGCGGCGACAGTGAGGACAAGGGATGAACGGGGAAACGATTCTGACGATGCGGGACATCGTCAAGTGCTACCAGATGGGGGAAGAGGAGCAAATGATCCTTAAGCACATCGATTTTTCGATGTGCCGGGGCGAATTTGTCTCCATTCTCGGCCCGTCCGGATCGGGCAAGTCCACCATGATGAACATCATCGGCTGCCTGGATGTGCCCACCTCCGGGAGTTATATCCTCTCCGGCCAGGACACCTCCGACATGGACGAGGAGGAGCTGGCCCATATCCGCAACCGGGAGATCGGGTTCATCTTCCAGTCCTTCCAGCAGTGCCTGTACTTCTTCTGTAGCTAAACGGTCAATCAATTCCTGTGGGATGTTAAAATTAGCCATATATCACCACTCCTTTGCGAATTTAAAAATAATAAAAGGCTCCATAGGTAATTACACCTAGAGGGAGCCTTATGTATCTCTATCCCCTTCCCAGTCGGTCTAGGGAATAATTTTAACGATATCTCTGTTCCTGTTTATATAGCTTTTGGGATTACATCCGAATCGGTATGGAAACAGAGGACATCTATCCAAAATACATTTCCGTACTTCTGCTGTGTCTCCGCAACAACAATCTACACATTTCTCACGGATTGCCTTAGCCATTGATGGTTTCTCTATATTTTTCATACGTACTTTCATGTTTTTTCTCCTCTATCACGCTCCCAGAGCGTTTTTAGACACATATCATTGTCCTTAGGATAAATTACTCATGGACAAAAATAACTTTTCTTATTTCATAGCTAAACCAATCAGAAGACCACCTGCAACAGACCAAGCCAGTTTATTTTGTCGTTCCTTCACTGCCAGTTTGTGCTTTAGGGAGTCCATTTGCTCTGTCAACGTCTTTAAAGATGTTTCTACTTCTTTCAATAAGTTCTCTGCTTTCTCTGAGCTTTTCTGCGCTAACAGCATTTGACTCTTGCAGATCTCCAACTCGTTCCTCAGCTCTACCAACTGCTTCTTGTCCGTACTGGAGTTCTGTTCTAATATCTGCAAGTTCATCTCCAAGCTGTCTATGTTCATCTTCAATTCGTTGTATTGTGACAGTGTCATTGTGATTGTCTGCTGATTTGTCTGTGGAGAGGTAGTTGCAGACGCAAAAGAGACAGAAGATAGCGAGACAACTAATAATGCAGACAGCAACAATCTTTTCAGCATATTTGATTTTATCATCATTCATTTACAGCTCCTCATACCATTCATTCATATCTACTTCGGTGTCTCCAATATATTCATGTGCGCTCCACTGCCAGCCTGCTACATGCTTATCAGGGTAGTCCTGCGAAAACCCGTTGTAGCCACGGTAATCTGCAATCCAATAGGGTACATAGTCAGCGAGCAGTGTGGGCTGAATAGAGTTTGTCATGTAGTTGGTACACTTCAAAGTAGATGTATAAACCCCTGATCTGTATCCTTCTGCATTACAAATCACAATAAAGGCAGAACAAAGGGCTGTGGTGTCTACACCTTCCGCAAAACATTCATCGGCTTCACAATCGTACCAAATGCCCATAGGCGGCACATCATCACCAAGTAGTCCTAAGACCGTCTGAGCTTCTTCCCTTGCCCTTTCGGGTGTCTGGGCATGAGAGAAACAGTAGACACCCCAAGGGATACCCCTAGATTTACATTCTTCTGCGTGTCTTACCCATGTGTCTTCTTCGGAACACCCTTCGGAAATTTTGATGATGACACCTTGAACCCCAGCGGCTTCTACTGCATCATAATCAATATTGCGCTGATAATAGGAAACATCAATCACTTTACTGGTCATCTAATCTGTCCACCTTCTTTTCTTTTGCAATCTGAGCAAGCGCACCCCTGATAAAGCTAGGGATGTACTGACCGTAACCAATACGATCAATATTTTCAACAATACTAAGGGCTTCTACGATTGCAAAGGCCCCAATGAATAACGTCCGTACCATGTGAGTGTTCATTGCTGAATCAAGCAAGACACCCAGGCCAATGATAAGGAACATAGCGGCCTTCTTATATAGGCCATGTGTCGCAATCGAACTTGCAAAGGCATGGAGCTTGAAGGAAGCCCAAATGCCTGTGATAATGTCACAAGTCACAAGGACAACCAAAGCACTAATCTGCGCATCCACACCCCCCACAAGCTGATTGAAACACAACCAAGCAATAGAAAAAAGACAGCCAATCTTTACTTCCGTGGCTGTCCATAAGTTCCATAGTGTGTTAATCATCTTATGTAGTGTACCTCGTTTCATTTTTCATCTTCCTTTTTAGTCAGTCTTCCCAACACAGTCTCCATTGTCATCAATCATCCAGCCCATACCGTCAAGCACCTTATCAATATCCCCTTTGTATTTCGGGAATCTTGTAATAACTGTGTTGTACTTTAGTTTCTGCAAAATAATCTGGTATGCCAAGTATTTAGCCATTCGTAGCCACTCCTTCCATTAAGGTATTCACAGCATCCTCAAGAACTGCAATGCGTTCAGACAAAGATGGTGCCTGTGAGGGTTTTTCTGGAGCATGTGTCGCTTCTGGAATTTCAGGTTCTTTTGGCTTTTCGACTTCTTTAAGAATCCACTGTGTCCCGTCCCAGAGGCATTTGCGGTCTTCTGGAATTTCTGGTGGTGCTACTTCTACCATGTTACAGGGAATCTGCCAAGCACCACTGATAGGACTGCGGTCTGTACTGTCGAGTGTTTTAGGGCCTTCATACTCTCCTGTCAAGAGGTTAAAGGCATATACTACTTTTGTGTATTCCATTGTGTATTCATCTCTCCTTAATATCGAATAATAGGGATGACATTAATTGCAGGGGGCTGTACGGTATTCGATGAATTGTAAACTGGACTAACTGTAGATGCATCAAACCACAATCCAGACATAGAAGTTCTTACTTCTGTGGTAGTGGCGAATAAAGGATGATTACTCGTGTTGCCTGCCAAAAAAGGATGAGTAAAACCTAGATTTGCACTAGGGGCAAGCCCACCCTGAAAGAGATTAAAATAACCTTTTAAATTAGGGATACCCGCATCTCTTTTAGCCCCTATACTCCCCTCTGTATACTGCATTATCCGTTCCCGATAATCAGGAAGTACAAAGGTACTGCTTCCGTCACCTTTACCAAATAGCCCTGCATTAGTTGTTATGTCATCTGTCCATAAATTATTACTTTCAATGAAATGTACGAGTCTAGGATAGTCCGCCCTCTGTACAGTAGCGCCATTGGCTTTAATGTATCCTTTAGGCAAGAACAAACTCCCTCTCACACACCCTGCAGGTGTCATATCTCGTACATCATCGACAATCCAAGTTACGGTATCATCACTAATTAGTACCCCCCCACCACTAGACACCATAGTAATAGAGGAAGGCACTGTATCTGCTGTTGTACCTGCTGTGACACATTCCAATCTAGCCCATGAAGGAAGATAAGAGGAGTAGGCAATATCACCTATGGAATACGCTTTATTTCTCTTCAACATATTGAAGTCCATAGCGTTCTCCGTTGCTACCCTTGCACTTTCAGCGGCATTCTGTTCAGACACACGAGCGGCATTTTCAGAATCCTTAGATTTTGTTTCCGAGGACTTAGCATTGGTTTCAGAAGTCTTTGCATTAACTTCCGACACAGCCGCTTTTGTCTCCGAGGTTTTCGCATTGGTTTCCGAGGTCTTTGCGTTTGTCTCAGAACTCTTAGCGTTCGTTGTGGACGTTGCCGCTTCCTGTGCCTTCGTTTTGCTATACAAAGCCCACTCTTTAGAACTCTGTGTCTTCCCTGTGGTACTATCCGTATCCGCTTCACCATCCGGAGAATCTGTAGATTCTGCCCACTTCTTCGCCTTTTGATGAGAGATTTCGGAATTGGTTTCCGAAGTATGCGCATTTGTCTCCGAGGTCTTAGCGGCTTCCTGAGAAGACTTTGCGGCGGACGCTTGCTTCGTTGCTTCCTGTACCAAAATTGTATTGGCTGTTACAAAACCACCCTGAACAGTTTTCATGTAGTTTTTCGTTACGGCATCTTGAGGGTCTTTGGGGTCACTTACGTTAATGACACGATGATTCAATGCATCCCAAAGAACCTCTTTATCACTTGTTACTTTCGTAGAAATAGCATGAGCCATAATATAGTCTTGCTGTTCTTCCTGCAAGTGGAGCATCTGAGCATCTTCTGTGTTCATGTCACGTGCAAGTAAGATAGAGCCGTCATTCCACGTAACAATCTTATCTGTACTTGTCTGTCGATAAATAATGATATGTTCTCCAACCTGTGCAGGTGTGGTCAAAGACACGGATAAATCATTGACTGTGTAGTCTACCCCATACGCCAATGCTGTTTCCGAAGCATCAGAGTGAAGGATAGACACCATGACAAACTTCTTGCGGAGATATGAAAAAGGGAACGTATACGTCGTTTGTGTCCCATCGGTAACTTCATATTCCACACGAGCTTTAAAGCCTGTTGTGTTTGCCACTATCTATCACTCTCCTTTTTATTTAGCTT